AGATAAATTCTATAAGTGGGCGATAATGGAATTAGATAAATTTATTCAAAATAATCAAAAAACTGGTGCTAAACAAGCAGCGGCATCACTAGGACAGGGGGCTTAATAATGGCAATAGCAGCAAAATATTTTATTAATTTTTCAGCATCAGCAACGCCAATAGAAGAATTATATGGCAATAATGAAGCTGGTGGCACAGATAATACTCGTATAGTACATAGTGATATAGATAAATCTGTTGGTGGTGGAATAGAAATTAGTTGTGGTACTGACGATTTTGAATAAATTTATCTAATTCCATTATCGCCCACTTATAGAATTTATCTGCCATTGCACCATATGTCCCTACATTCGCATTGCTATGTTGTGTTTCTGATTGTTTCTGAGAAAGTGCTGCTTGGAATTTTGCCATATCCTGACCAAAATGCGCAAGATTTGCCTGATACTCTTGATTCTTTTGTGTCAAATTAGAAGTATACTCTTGAACATCACGACTTATTTGTGCAGTATAATTTGTAACCTCTCCTTGAAATTTTTGCAATTTTTGTCCATCTTCCGCACTATCTAATTGAGCATCTTGTACTGATTTTTGGACTGTTGCTTGAAATTCTGCGTTTTCACGGTTAAACTCATTAACAGAAGCATTTACTTCTGCTGTGAATTTACCAATTTTTTGTGAGAATTCTTGGTTCCAATGTCCCATTTTACCATTATTCTCTTGTACAATTGTATTAACCTCAGCTGTGTAGTCACTAACTTCCATTTGATACTTTTGTAACTTCCTAGATTCATGACCATCAAGTAATTGTGCTTCTTGTATAGCTTCTTGTATTTTAGCTTGATATATAGAGTTCTCTTTATTGAACTCCCCTTGACTTTGATTTAACTTAGCATTAAAGTCTGCTATTTTTGCTTGTATTTCACCAATTCTAGCATTTGACATCTCAGGGTCTTCACCAACAATAAACGCATCAGTACTTGTAAAATCTAAAGCAGAACCCACAGGTACAATAAAGGATGGGGCTGCGCCATCAAAGTCCGCCAAACTATTGCTCTGCAAGGAAGGAGCTACAGGAGATGCTGGAAATACCCAATAAACTGTGGGTAAATCCGGTACCTGCAGAACTGGTTTAGTGAAAGTAGGCACAGCCCACCCAGTAGTATCTACTTCAGCTTTTGTTATACTGGGAACAGTAGGGACAGAAACTGAAATTGTCAAAGCATTACCAAAATCCGGAGATATAGGAAGAGTTGGTAATGCCAAGCTTGTCCAATCAACTACTCGCACTACTGCAAGCTTTAAACATTCACCAGCGGCAGAATAAAAAATTATAACGCTTTTTAAATCACTTGTATCCCCTATTTGAGCATAATCAACATATAATGCGTTAGCTACTGCGTCAGTAGTGGGGATGGGAAATACACTGACTTTATTTTCTTCAGTTGTAAGATATTTAGGGTGTCTAGCCGTGGGAAAATATAAACTATCTGTATCAGTTAAATAACCTTTCATTCCTTGAGAAACCTTATCACAATTATATGTGTTCCCACTAAGAGTTTCTACATTAGCAGCAATTAAGGAATCCTTGCGATGTACAGCAAGGAGACTATCAGAAAAAACTGGAATTGTGACAGGATTTGCTTGAGCGTCAGCGGTTTTACTGGCATACGCCCATAAGTAGTCTTTAGACACATGACCAACTACATATTTCTGAGCAGATTCTATAATTAAGGTATCAGCAGCTCCTGTTGTAATACCAGCTAATTTCTCAATTTCCGCTTTTATATTTGTTATCGAAGCAGGCATGATAAGGATGGAGGAGGGTTAAAACGCCCTCCCCCAAAATTACCTTATTAAGCTGTTTTCCAGACTGCGTGAGCCTCGGGCATTTGCCATTCCATACCAGCTTCGGTGAGAATCATATCTACTCTCTTATCCGTACCAGTGTTCTCTAAAGACTGAACACCAACATAGATTGAGGTATCACGACTTACACCGTTACCTGCTAATGGGCGATATTTAACATACTTCATGTTAATACCAAGCATTGCAATGTTAGACCCGTCAAGCATAACGTGACGAGCAACATTCATATCACCATAAACAGTACTGATTCTGGTAATGTCTACACCAAAGGCTTTGCCTCCGCCCATTCTAGCGAAATCAGAACGTCCCATAGAAGCACCTGCTGAACCAGCAGCAAATCCATCTTCGGTTGTTCCATCGAATCCACCGGGTTGCATATTTGCAACATTGTTAGCGAAGTAACCACTCAGTTTATGTAACCAATTATAAACGGCTGTCGAGCAAAAGAAAACTGTTGCCTGAGAGTCATTATAACGAGGGTCAACCAACTGAGACAAGTCATCAAGAAAATCATCTTGAGTCTTTGTAGCAATAGGTAAGCTGAAAATATTACCATAACTGGTAATGTAATCAACAGCACCTTGAGTGTAATTGTAATCACCAACGGCTCCTTGACTTCCAAATAGGAGAGATTGCTCTACATCCCATTTATGCTCAATGAGTTTTTCACGCCAGATTCTAGCCCACTCGTTAGCTTCGTACTTCAATACTGTTGCACGAGCCGTGTTTGTCATACCGAATTCAGTACGCCAAATCTGAGTTTGCCCATAACCTGTGGAGAATGGTTGGTCGTTCCATGTTCTGTTAATTAATGAGGAGCCTTCTTCGTGCCCGCTACCAACAACATAACTACGACATTTCTCAAGTGTATCTGAGATGGATTCATTGTAAACACTTTTCAAAGCTACATCGCCATCATAGTTTGCCAATGCTGGAAAACTAGCGATACAACTTTTGATAATTGCTACCTTAATCCTAGTGGCTTCAAACCACTTATCTGGGTCGTAATCGGTTCCGATACCTGGGTCTGTTGCAAGAGCGACACCAGCCGCCTTAGTTCCTGGGGTACCGCCACCGTATGAGCCATCATCAGTTGACACACAAAGGAATACTTTGTCTGGTTCATAACTAGCATCAAGTTGATATAACATATAGTCATCAACATCACATACTAATGCACCTGCGCTACCTGAAAGTCCACCTGCTGGTGTGCTAGACATTGGAACTTTTAGGATTTGTTTTGGGAGATAGTATTCAGGTGATGTTCCTGTTGCACCAACATCAATCTTGCCAGTTGCCTGACCTTGAACATTCTGAATATTACCGCCAGATTTGTAGTCACCAGCCATAAACAAATAAGTATGAGCGCCTAAAGTTGCGTCCCCTACAGTATTGTTTGATGCTGCTACCGCGCTATGTATTCCTACGACATAGCCGTATCTTTTGTGAAAAGATGGTCGTCTTTCCACGAATTTGAAACTTGGGTCATCAGTCGGGTTTTTAGCCACCTTACTTAAAAAACGAAAGAAAGGTGTTTGTGCTATTGCTAGTTCAGATACTCTATCACCAAAGTTATACTTTCTGCGAAGCACACCTGTGTCAAGTGTATTACCTGAGCCTAAACCCGGAGCTGCAATATCCGCCAAATCCCAATTACTGAGTTTTAATGGTGTATCTGCCATTTTAATTTCTCCTTAGAGGTTTGTTATTATTTCCACAGGGTTTCTAAGCCCTCTTTAACTAAGGTATCAAAAATTTGGTCTTCTACTGTTGCTTCGTTGTCCCCAGAATTTGCACCGCTTGCAGCTAACGATTGAGGTCTTTTCCTCACGTTAGTCATCTGCTGCGCCACTTCTTTTCTAGTTTCACTTGCAATAGTTGAATCCCTTGATTCACGATTCATTAAGTAAAAAATGTCATCATAGCTGAGTGCTCTACTACCAGCAAATTCAATAAAATCCTTAAAATCTTCATCACTCATCTCGTGTTTTGCACGAAATTGTTTCATCTTTGAGATTTGGTCTTCGTTGGATTGCTTTTTCTGTAGAACACCACCTACTATCTTTTGAACTTTCTTATCTACAACAGAATCAAAAACTTTTGCAGATTCGGAATTGGGGTCTGAGAAGGCTTCGTCAGAGTCGAAGACAAAATCCTCTGAAACACCCAATTGTTCTTTGATACCAGTCTTTCCGTCCCCCTCAATATAATTCCTTACTGTTTGAATCAACTGAGGGTCTTCTCGCATACGGTCTAAAAGAGGAGCATACTGTTCTAATTCTTTATTTCTGTCGTTAAGCCTTTTCGCCTCTCGACTTGAATCAGCGTATCTCTTCTCTAACCGTTCTACTTCGTCAGGATTACTAACGCTTTCTTTGGCATCAGGGCTCGGGGGTTCCGAGGTTGTCTGTGTCTGAACTACATCTTCAACAAAAGCACCGTTAACTGATTTATCTAAATCGGCAAAAAAGCTACCGGGGTCATTGACTGATGCGTCTGTGCCTGTTACGGCTTTTTCAACATCAGGGCTGCTTAACTGCAGGTTGTCTGTTTGTTGAGTCATATTTTACTCCTATTTGTTTATTGATTGCAAGACTATTTTTGTTGTCTTTTTTCTCGTTCTTTATCCGCCATTCTTTGACGCATAAGCTTCTGCTGTGCTTTAGATTCTAAGGCTTCGCCCTTCATTCCATGCTCAACATTCCTAGCTTTATCCTTAATATCCTGTTGTATTAATTGTCTTTTTAAAGTTTCAATAGTGCCATCTCTGTCTTTTAATTCAGAATCTAAACTATCAACTTGAGACTTAAGCTGAGAATATATTGATTTTCTCTTAAGTATTTGTTCTTTTCCACGAACATCAGTTTCTGCTAACATAGCAACATCATCAATTAATCCAGATTGATACCACCTAAAATATTCTTCTAATAACGCCCATCTATTAACAGGCAATGTAGAACCAGCAACAACTCTTACATCAAACCTAGCTGAAGAGTAATCATTAAATTTGGAAATAGCTTCTCCTAAATCATTGTAAATTGGAATATTGATTTCCACTTGTCTATCATCTTGTATCGCTGATGGCTGAACAATTCTAAATACTTTATGTGCTTGATATGTTGCCTGAGACATTTGCTGAAAAATTCTGCCTAATTGTTCCAATGCAGGTTCGACAATAGTATTCATCCACGCTTTTATTCTTCTTGTGCCATGCTCATCCTGTGCAAGTAGACCTCTATATGTATCATGTTGTGTACCAGTATCGCCCTGCATTGAACTGTATATTCCAGAAATATACTCCATATCCTGCTTCCCTTGCTGTACGGTTGTAAAGAAAGCATTGTTTATAGGTAAAGGCTGAACTGGGGTCGGAGGAGCAAACCCTTGTCTATATTTCAGCAATGCACCGGGAGCGGATGAGTACTGCTCCCATTCTGCCTCAGGAACTGAGCCCTCTTCATAAATCCATCTAAGATTCGATGCTAAATTTGCATTATGAATCATAAGTTGATGAGATTTATTTATCTCTTGTTGTTTCCCTATAAGTGGTAGTACGGCAGACATAGGATATGGAGTACCCGTCCACATATAAGGAATTGGCACTAGAGGATAATCAGTAATAGGTAAGAAAGTTTCGTAAAGTAGCGTTTCGCTACCTATTGTACAACAAAGTTTTATTCTTGTATCATAAAATTTAACAGCATTTATAATAGAACTTGAAACAAGAGGGTTCTTACTAACTATATCATACTCTTCCTCTGTCATCACCTGCTGTTCTACTTGAGTAGCTTCTTCTTTTAGTTGAGCTTTGAGTTGCTGTTTTGCTTGTTCTAATTTTCCTTTAAGTTCTTTCTCAGCTTTCTCAATTTCTATCTGCGCTCTCTCATGTATTATTTCGCCTGAAGCAGCAGCTTGTTGAATCTCAAGTACCTTCTCTTGCAACTGAACATTAAGCTCTTTCTCCATATCAACTAATTGCTGCTGCATTTGTGCCTGAAGGGCGTTAATATCTTTAGCACTAGGAGGCATTTGTAAAAATACATTATAAAGAGGGTATTTCTCTTTTGAATAAGTTTCGTAATAATCTAGAACTTCTTCTTGCTCAGATGTCTCAGGGTCATAAGCATCATTCCCAATATCCGCCATTTGTATACTATCTGATGTCGCAGAATCTCTGTTAGACATATAAAATCCACCAGATTGATTCATACTCGTAGTAGCTTTATTAATCTTTTGCTTCAAATCTGGTAGCATATTTATCAATACACTTTTAGGTATATCCTTTTTAATAATGATATAAGCAGCATCTCTCATTAAAAAATCTCTACTCATTGGGTCTACATAAACATCAAAAGGCTCTATCCTTTTATAAACTACCTCACCCATTCCTCTATCTTGGTCAGGGTCTATATCAACTTGAAACCATCCAACCCCTTTTATTAAAGCGTCCTGTATTACATGAGAATACAAAGAATCTCCATTGGATAAATGCCAACAAAATTCTGCTATATCAGAATGAACCGCTGCTACATCTGTGTCACTACCCTCCGCTGCTACAGCCTGCCATCTAGGAGATTTTGCCGTAGCAAAATATTTCATCATTTCTATAACAGGAGTAATCCTATTAATAATGAAAGAAGGCATCCCAGATTCTTCCAAAACCCTTTCTTCCTCACCTGTTAACTGGTCATTATGATAAAAATCAAAACATTTTTGAGCCTGAGCCTGCCACTTCATTCTCCAAGTACCAGAAGCTTTATTATAAAGTTGATATACAACTTCAGCTTTTTTCTTATTACTTACTCTAGGCATTATCCCATCTTCTTCTTTAAGTTTGGATGACGCTTTAAGAAACCAGTAGTGTCAATAAAACTTTGCCATACTGATTTATTTTTACCACTATCTTGCGGTAGCCCCATTGAAGACCTTCCCTCCAAAGACGAAGTGCTTGGTCTAGCAACTGGCATTT